TATTTTGAAGGACAACTTTTTGACATTACACCTTTAAAAGCTGATATTACTGGTGCAACTATTGCAACAGTAGACACTTCAGCAACTTGCACCATTACAACTTCATCAGCACATGGAATAAACGAAGGCGATATAGTTTTATTTGATAGTGTAACTTTACCAGGTGGTACAGGTTATGTAGCATCAGATTTTGAAGATAAAAACTTTCAAGTTATTTCAGTTCCAACACCTACAACTTTTACAATTACACAAAGTTCAAACGCAACAGGAACTGTTGCAACAGGGGGTAGTATAACTTTAAAACCTTATGAACCTGTTGGTCCTGCTGCACAATCTTATGGATATGGATTTGGTATTGGTAATTATGGTGGAACGGTTACAGGTTCTGCAACTACAACTTTAAACGGTGGTATTGTAGCAGCTGACACAACAATTACATTAACTGATGCAAGTTCTTTTCCAACATCAGGTACAGTTTTAATTGGTAATTTTTCTTCTGGTAATTACGCTTCTACTTCAGAATTAGTTACTTATTCAGGTAAAGCTGGAAATGATTTAACAGGGTGTACTAGAAGCACAAATGGAACAACAGCTCCATCATCTACAGCAACAGGCACTACAGTAACTAATGCAACAGACTGGACAGGTTGGGGTGATGCGGTTGAAGCATCAACTGTTACACTTGAACCAGGCTTATGGTCTTTAAGTAATTTTGGTGAAGTTCTTATAGCAACAATATTGAATGGTAAAACATTTACATGGAATTCAGGGATCGCGGCTAGACTTACAACAAGAGCATCAACAACAACTTCTGGATTTGAAACAACAAATAACCCAACAGCAACAAGATCAACTTTAGTTTCTCCAACAACAAGACATTTAATTCATTTTGGAACTGAAACAACTATTGGATCTCCAGATACACAAGATGATATGTTTATAAGATTTTCTGAAGATGAAAATATAAATGCATATGTGCCAGAAGCAACAAATACAGCGGGAACACAAAGATTACAAGATGGTACAAAAATTATGGGAGCATTAGTTGCAAAAGAAAATATTCTAGTGTGGACTGATAACTCACTTTACACAATGAAGTTTGTGGGTGCACCTTTTACATTTGGTTTTGAACAAGTTGGAACTAACTGTGGATTAATAGGACAGAACGCTGCAATTGAAATTGATGGTGTTGCGTATTGGATGGGTACAAATGGTTTCTTCTCTTTTGATGGTACTGTTAACTCATTACCTTGTTCTTTAGAAGATGATGTTTATGACAATATTGATACTACAAAAGGTCAACAAATTAATGCTGGTATAAATAATCTATTTACAGAAGTAACATGGTGGTATCCAACATCAGGTTCTGATTTTAATAATAGATATGTTGCTTATAATTATGGTGAAGATAATGCTAGATTACCTATGGGTAATTGGTATGGAGGCACAAATACAAATTCAATTAGAACAACTTGGATTGATTCTTTAATTTACCCTAAACCTTATGCAACTGCATTTAACAGTTCTAACGCAGGAACTTTTCCGGTTGTTGTAGGTGAAACTGGATTAGGTCAAAGTGTGTTGTTTGAACATGAGATTGGTACTGATCAAATTAATCCTGATGGTAGTACAACAACTTTAACATCTTTTGTACAATCATTTAGTTTTTCTTTACAAAAAGATCAAAGTGAAATCTTTTTAGCTATGAGAAGATTTTTACCTAACTTCAAAGTTTTAACCGGAAACAATCAAGTCACAATAGGAATTACTGACTTTCCAGCTGAATCTTTATCAGATTCAACATTAAGTCCCTTTACAATTACCTCATCTACGAATAAAGTAGATACAAGAGCAAGAGGAAGATACGCCAGTATTAAAATTGAAAACACAGGATCAGGTGAAGCGTGGAGATTTGGTACGTTTCAAGTTGATCTACAACCAGATGGAAGAAGATAATGACAAAAGTAGTAGTAAGATTACCTGAACCTAAAAAAGAATATAGTGAAGATAATCAAAGACAAATTAACAGAGCGTTGACTAATATTATAGAACAATTAAACTCAACATATTTAACACAATTAAAAGAACAATCTGAAAGATTTACTTGGTTCAATTCTGGAGGAATACGTGGCTAATATTTATAAAAACGCACAATTTGATTTAACAACTACTGATGTCACAGACATTTATACTGTTCCATCTAACTCAAGAGCTATTGTACAAAATATTCACACAGCGAATGTAGGTGCAGCTAACACTGAAATAAAAGCTTTTATATATGATGATTCTGCATCAACATCGTATCAGTTTGCAGAACACACAGTAAACTCTGGAGATTCAAAATCTATATCTGATGGATCCATCATATTAGAAGAAAATGATAAATTACAATTACAAGCAGGTTCCGGAAACATATTTGAAGGAACTTGTGCAATACTAGAAATCAACAGGGAGGACAGATAATGTCATTTGTAGAAACAGAAGCTTCTGTAAGGTATGAAGTAATAGATGGTAAAAGAATACCTATTATTACACCTAAAACAGAAGTAACATTAACAAACACAGTTACTGGTAAAGAGTATAACTCTGATGCTGAAGCGTTGCAGGATGTTCAAGATCCTAATACATCTACAGAAGCAAGCCATATCAAAAGAGATGTTCATGTAACTGTAGAATCAATACCTTTAGGAACGGCTACAAATATCAGCGATTGACGGAAGTAGGAAAAACAAGTAAAATTAAGAGTTATGGGATTATTTAAATCAGCAAAAAGAGCAGTTAAAAAAATAACTAAACCAGTAGCAAAGGTACTTAATAAAGTTGTACCTAATGAAATTAAACCATTTTTACCTTACGCTGCAGCAGTAGCACCTTATTTATTACCAGCTGGAATTGCAGGTGGTAGTGGTATTACAGCTCTATTAAGAAGAGGTGCATTAACAGGTGGTATTAATCTCGCATCGCAATTATCACAAGAAGGAGCAGAGGAAGGAGACTTTTCTGCATTATCTTTAGGACTAGCTGGATTACAAGGAGCACTTACAGCTCCAGGTGCAGCAGAAACTTTTCAAGGCATGACTACTGCAGGAAGTCCAGAATATTTACAATTAGGAGAACAAGCAACTTTAGCTGATGCTGCTGGTAATATAGATCTTGCTAGTTCAGCATTAGGAGATCAGGCTACAATGTTAGCTGATAGAGGTTTATTAACTAAAGCAGCAGACTTTGGTCTTGGAAGTTTAAGTAAAGGAGCTGAAGCAATTGATACTATTATGACTGCAGGAAAACAAAATCCATTTAGTATGGAAGGTTTAAAAGCAGCTTCAATTCCATTTACACAAGGTTCTGCAGATTTAGGTATAGCTACAGCTAGAAAAGCATTACAAGATTATGAAGCAGAATTAGACGCATTCAACGCATTAGCGGGTGAACAAAGAGAAGCATCAGATGAGGCTAGAAGATCAGCTATCATTGCTTCAATGACAAGAGCAGATTTTACACAAGATATTATAGATGAAACATTAGGTCAATTAGGATTAAAAGATGGTGGTATAGCAAGACTAGGTTTTGATATGGGCGGTGATGTTTCTTTTGGTGGTATTACAGAGGCTGTTAAGAATGTAGCAAAAGAACCTAAAAAGTTTTTAGTTGATGAATTAGAAGTTACTGTTCAACCAGGCCAGTCTGAAAAAATGGCTATTGTTAATGCCATGTTTAATGATGTTGATGATGTAATGTCTGAAGATAGAAAAGCAGAATTTTATAAACTTTATCTACCACAATTAAAAGATAGTGGAGAAATATCACAAAATGATTATAACAGTCTTATTAAAGAATTAAATTTAATAGAACTAGATAAAGATTATAAAGTAACAAAAGATCCTAAACTTATTAAGTTTATTGATAAACTTCAGCCTGCAGCTGAAGGTATTGATAATTTATTAAAGAAGGTAGGTATAGACGTAGATAAAATGCGAACTGGACCTAACATCAGAAAGGCTAAAGGTGGACTTGCTTCTTTTAAAGATGGTGGTATAATGAATTTAGGTGGTAAAGAAATGGATATGAGAACAGGTGGTTTCATACCTATTGGTGCCAAAGAGAGAGCGGACGACGTCCCTGCA